CTTCGAAGCTTCAGGGCCTGCTGCTATTTGGTCCAGAGTTTACCAGGACGCCCAGGACTCACACCGGGCGCAGCATAAAAAAAATAAATTAATTGTTGCAGCTGAGTCTTTCCCATGGTAATGAGATGCAAACTAAAAAAGGAGCAAAAAAAAATGTTACTAAATTATTACTCACAAACTAAGATGGCTAAGGGTGAAGCGTTCGGATATAAAACGGCAATTCTACATTTTGCGCCATCCGATTTAAGCGGGCGCAACGTTTGCCCCAAAGCAACAAAAGGTCCAGGAGGATGCATTGCGCCATGTTTAAATACTTCAGGCCGTGGCCAGATGGGCAGCGTGCAGCGGGCTCGAATAAATAAAACTAATTATTTCTGGACCAATAAAAACGGTTTTTTATGGGAGCTTTCAAAAGAAATAGAGCAGCTGAAAAAAAGGGCCGCGAGTCAAGGCTATAAATTCGCTGTACGTTTAAACGGTACCAGTGACCTGCCCTGGTTTAAATATAAAGTTGATGGCGGTGGCAGCCTCATGGATCTCCATCCCGATGTACAATTTTATGATTATTCAAAGGTCCTGAATTATCTTGATCATGATAAAAAAAACTATCATGTTACCTTCAGCGACTCAGGCAAAAATCACCTGGATCAATTAGCAGCAATTGAGAAGGGCGCAAACATTGCCGTTGTATTTAAGGATAAGCTGCCCACCAGATGGATGGATCGAAGGGTAATTGATGGAGATAAGCACGATTTACGTTTTTTAGATCCGCGGGGCGTGATTGTTGGACTTGTTGCAAAAGGACTCGGAAAAAAAGTTACAAAAAATAGCTTTATAAAGATAGCTTCATAATGTGGATCACGTGGATCTTTTTGCGAGTCTTATGGAAGGACCTGCTGCTATTCGCGTTGGTCCTTCTTATCTTATCAATTCTTTTTTAGAATTGTTCTAAAGTAGGGGGCGCTGCCCCCTATAAAAAAAATTAAAATATTTCTTGATAATAAAATAAATCTCCCATATAAATGAGACAGTGTTTAAAATAAATAACTTAAATGGAGGTTACAACATGACAACACTACAACAAAAAAAGCAAAAGCAATTAACAAAAGATCAAGCCGAATTGCTTTTTAATTTTTCTAAGGCTGATCGACACGCTAAAAGTTATGCTAAATTAAAAGCAGATCTAAAAGACTCAGGCGTGACAATCGTTGACGCAAACGGGGGGCAGGTGTTCGCATCTTTTAAAGGTCACAACATACACGCCCAGACTAAGCATAAAGAATATTTTGTATTAGATACAAAAAAACTTTTGGAGGAATTGCCAGAAGTTTACGAGAAGTACAAAATAAAGGCCGTGCATAGTGTTACGCTAGAAGTTAACGCAATTAAAAAATAATCATGGCCATACCTTTTAAATATAAAGGCTACACGGTGGAGGTTGGTAATATTGCCAACACCACCAAAGTTCGAGCCCATAACAACGCAGACGATTGCACGTGGTTAATTAGTGTCAACACCCACGCAGAAAGTTTATGGCATAACTTTGTGACCAAAGTTAAAAAAACCATAGACGATCGGATCAGGTACCTAGACCAGACCAAAAAATAAAACTTACACGCCACGCCCTGACGGGCGTGGCCGTTGCATAGAGGTACCAAACCCAAACCAAAACCAAAACGAAAAAATCAAAATTTTTTCACCCCAAAATTTTTAAGATTATTTAACTTTTACTAAAACCTTGCATGACAAATACATGTAGTTTGGGCAAAAAACTTATGGTATAAAAAAGGGGACCCATGGAAAAACAAAATATGGAAAAAGATCATAAACTTTTAACCACTGAACAATTACGTTTGAGGCTCGAAAAAACCTGGCTTAAACATATTAAATTATGTCAAGATAACTTTTTGTATTTTGTAAAAGAAGTTTGGCCCGAGTTCATCTGTAGACAGGAACGTGACCCGAGAAAGTGGGGACATCACCAAATAATAGCGAATGAGTTTACACGGATTGCAGATGAGAAAAAAGGAAGGCTCATTGTAAATATGCCTCCTAGGCATACTAAATCAGAATTTGCATCAATATATTTTCCTGCATGGATCATAGGTAAGTATCCTAAAATGAAATTAATGCAGGTATCACACAACGCAGAACTATCAGCTAGGTTTGGTTCTAAGGTTCGTAACCTAATTGATTCACCTGCTTACAAACAAATTTTCGGTGACGTAAGATTAAGAGAAGATTCAAAAGCAAAAGGACGTTGGGAGACCAATCATGGTGGGGAATATTATGCAGCGGGAGTTGGCGGTTCTATCACAGGACGAGGGGCGGATCTTTTGATTATTGATGACCCACACACGGAACAAGACTCACTATCCGATAGTGCAATGGAGAGAACTTACGATTGGTATTTATCTGGTCCACGACAGCGTTTACAACCGGGAGGCTCAATCGTTTTAGTTATGACACGTTGGGCTCAAGATGATTTAACAGGAAGATTAATCAAAGCACAAACGGAACCAAAAGCAGATAAGTGGGAACATATTTCTTTCCCTGCAATTTTAGAAAATGAAAAACCTGTTTGGCCTGAGTATTGGAATTTAGAAGAACTCGAAAAGGTCAAAGCATCATTGTCCGTTCGTAATTGGTCTGCACAATACATGCAGAACCCAACTTCAGAAGAAGGAGCAATTTTAAAAAGAGAATGGTGGCAGCCGTGGCCCAAGGATATGCCATATCTGAAACATATAATCCAAAGTTATGATACAGCGTTCAGTGCAAAAGAAACTGCCGATTATTCAGCTATTACTACATGGGGAATATTCGCACCTTTCGATGGAGCACCCGATGCAATTATGCTTATAGATGCAATAAAAGGAAAATATGAATTTCCTGATTTGAAAGCTATTGCTTTAGATCAATATAAATATTGGGAACCTGAGACCGTGATCATTGAAGCTAAAGCTAGTGGACAAAGTTTAATACAAGAATTTAGAAGAATGGGTATACCTGTATCAGAATATACGCCTGGAAGGGGACGGGACAAACACACACGGGTCAACGCCTGTGCACCTACTTTCGAGTCTAAACAAGTTTGGTATCCTGAAGGAGAAAAATTTGCTGAAGAAGTTATTGAGGAATGTGCAGCATTTCCTCATGGAGAACATGACGATTATGTTGATAGTACCACACAAGCTGTGTTAAGATATCGGCAAGGTTATTTTGTTTCAACTTATTCTGACGAGGATGAGATTGAAGAATACAAAAAAAGAAAATACGTATATTATTAAGGGGAAATAAATGTCTAGAAAAAGTAAAAGATTACAAAAGGCTTTACTTGGAGCTGCAGCTCTTTATGGCCTTAACAAGATGATGACACCTGCTGTTGGTAAAGAAACAGTTGGTGCAAAACAAAAAGCAAATCAAATATCAAAAGTTGGTAAAACACCTACTACATACAAAGCTAAATCAGATTCTATTAAATTAGGATCAGGTGTTACAGGTGAGCCTACACTATCAATCGGAGTTGATAAAAATGCAGGACCAATTGAAAGAAAAAATCTTGCAGATAAATACAGACCAATGGTAGAAGATTCTAAAAAGAAATTTTTAAAAAGAAAAAAAGAAGGAAACCTTTCACCGACTATGCCAAAAAGTAAAAGTCAAATACAAGATAATGATCCTTTGGATCCGTTTAGTGCGTTTGGTTTAAGTGCAAAAAAAGGAACTATGGTTAAAGCTCGTGGTGGTGGAATGGCGAGAATGAAACCAACTAAATTATATTAATGGCTGAAATAGATAAATCTATTACTGTTGAGGAGGAGACTCCAACAGAAACAGAAGATGTTACTGTTGAAGTAGAATCTGATGACACTAAAGTTACCATGGAAGAGGTGGCTGATGTTGCTGATGAGTTTTATGGCAACTTAGCTGAGAACATGGATGAGAGAGTTTTACAAAGACTTTCAAAAACTTTAGTTGATGATTACAAGAGAGATAGAGTATCTAGAAAAGATTGGGAGAATAGTTATTCGCAAGCTTTAGATTTATTAGGATTTCGTTACATGGATGCAACGAGACCATTTAAAGGAGCGTCTACAGTCACACACCCCTTATTGGCTGAAGCCGTTACACAATTTCAAGCACAAGCTTACAAAGAATTACTACCCTCTGACGGACCTGTAAGAACAAAAGTTGTTGGCTTAGAGGATGAGCAAACAATGAACCAAGCATCAAGAGTTCAAGACTTTATGAACTACATGATCATGGAGAAGATGGAAGAATACACTCCAGAGTTTGACCAGATGCTTTTCTATTTAGCTCTTGCAGGTTCCGCTTTCAAAAAAGTTTACTACGATGAAGTTATGCAGCGTGCAGTTTCTAAATTTGTACCTGCAGAAGATTTAGTTGTTCCATACTATGCAGTAGATTTATTAGAATGTGATCGAATTACTCATGTTATTAAAATGGGTGAGAACGAAATTTTAAAAAAACAAGCTGCAGGTTTTTACAGAGATGTAGAATTAAAACCTGTACAGCCAGACAAAACTTCAATTCAAAAAAAATACGAAGAGATTGAAGGAATTACACCAACAGGTGACAAACAATATACGTATCAAGTTTTAGAAATGCATGTTGATTTAAATTTGGAAGAGTTTGAAAATGAAAATTCTGAAAAACAAATCAAAGTTCCTTACATTGTAACAATTGATGAAGGCTCAGGAGAGATTTTATCTATCTATAGAAAC